TGACATCAAAAAAGCCTCTGTCATTACCGCATTGTTGTAAATATAAGAAATCTTATTTTCACGGTCGATTACAAAAGATGCTTTTGACATTTCATCATTCAGTATAGCGCTTTTAAGCTTTGTCGATCCTGAATTCAGATAAATATTCTTCGTGTCAATTGCAAACCCTTTTTGATTCGTCCCCGTATCTCTTATATCCAAAACGCAGGCATTTTCTTCTCCGGTATCCCTGGTCTTGAATTTAATGTCAATGGTCAAGCCGTTTGGAACATCATCCGCAAAAGGACGCAGGTCTATTTCCACGTAGCTGTTTCCATTGCATTTCAACGCACCTTCTATCCATCCATTACCGCCATAATTAAAGTTAACAAGACTGGCTTTCACACCGTTACCGGATTTATCCGTCCACTCTGTTTTATTGATATCCTGGTTCGTCCTTCCAGCTGCATCAAACCAGGCTATCAAAGATGCATCCTGTACAGGCTTCAACGGGGTATAACTGGATGCCTCCACCCTAAGCCGTTTTTCTACAAAGGCAGTCTTTGCTCCGTCTTTAGTCGCCACATTGATTCGAAGGACATGGTCACCCACCTCCAGATCTCTTGTGCTCCAGACATTATTTCCTGCGTTAATTTCCAGTGTCTTCACTGTCGTTTCATCAACCAGATACTGTGCATCAAATTTACTGACGCCTTTTAAACTTACCCGGTAAGGAATTTCAACCAGATCACGATATTTAACACTGTCCGTATTATAGTCACAGATTATCGTCAGGCTGTCAGCGTCTTCGATTACAATGTTATAGCTTAATAGATTACTCTTATACACTCCGGATTCCGCTTGTATAGTCACTTTGTGCGCCCCCGGGGTCAATGATGGCAGTTGAATGACATTATATCCATTCTGACCGGATAACCTTGTCTGGCTGCTGTCTATGGTCTGGATCAGATAAATCGGTTCCAGACTGATGGTGTCAATCGTAACAGGAATCTTTATTACACTCTTAATGGTAAAGTCCTCGGAATCATCAAAAGAAGAGATGAGATCCAGACCTCCAATACGTACTGTAAATGACAGTTTATCCGTTGTCAATGCGCCTCGATCCGTAACATACATTAAAATGGTATGGGATCCTTTTAAAAGATCTGTTACAACCGCCCGGTTAATCCCCTGCTGTACTTCTGCAGTCTGCACCTCTACGTTATCCACCATCAGATGCAGAATGCCGTAACCCTCATTCGGGCTGCTCCACCGGTAACGGATTTCTATTTCTTCCCCTACCGCAAAGCTTCCTCCGGTAAAGGTGCTGGACATGATTGGAATGGTAGAGCCCCCGCCTCCACCTCCGCCACCGCTGGCCAGTTCCTCAATTGCCTGGGCGACTTTAAGGGGTGTCATAAGTTTATTATCGTCTATCCCCGCCCTGGCTTCTGCTTCTGTCGCAATCGGATACTTCGCAGCGCCGTTCTTGATCTCATCAATATCAGTCTTCACGGATTCCAATTCAACTGAAATATTTTCCCGGACATTTGTTTCCACCTCTTTGATATCTTCTTTTACCTGATTGATCTGGGTGGTAATATTCTGGTCAATATCGGTCTTGATCTGCTGGATATTTGTATGGATTGTCTGAACAGTATCCGTAACCTCGTCCCGGAATTGTCCAAGTTCGTTGGCATTTTCGGTAATGCTTTGATGAATGCCGTTTACGATTCCAGACACTTCCTGTTTGTATTCGATTAAAGCACTGGAAATTCCTGCAATTTCTATATTTATGTTATCTATAATCCGCTGTATCTCATCCCGGTAAGCGGTTTCTTCCAGGGATATCTTTTGCAAATCTTCCAACGATGCAAGATCTTTTGTTTTCCCTCCGCCATAACAGATGATTATCGTGCCATCTGTGGCGATGGCGTATTCTCCTGGAAGCAGGCTACTGCGAACCAGGTCCTTGATGTCTCCCCTTCTATTTCGTATTGCCATGTATTCACATCCTCTCTAATAACTTATCAAGTTTTTCCTCGATCCTATCAAGTCTTTCCTCGATCCTATCAAGTCTTTCCTCGTTTCTGTTAATACGCTCAGAATGGCTATTTACCGCAGAAACAAGTGGCGGAATAATCTCTATATAAGAAACACCCTTGTATCCTTCCCTGCCTTCTGAAACTATGCCGTATTCGTCCCCGAATACTTCCTGGACATTATCCGCATTTAAACCCATGTGAAGTTTCTTATCGTCCCCATCTTTCCAGCGGAAGATTATAGTTTCGAGCTTTTTGAGGATATTTTCTGCATCTGAAATCTGGGATTCTATATTTTTTAATCTTGGATCAGAGTTATTAGCAAGCCCATTGGTAGTAATTTTACCGCTAACATATAGATCGTTAAAAATGGTAAATGGGTAAAAAAATGTTGCATCGCAGTAACAATACATGTACCTTGCTACCAAATCTACATTAAAAACAGTATCTAATTCTATTCCTGCTCCTCTATCTATGTACATGTAAAGTCCATTTGAATTATACATTGCTCCGCGTTTATTAGCATAATCAATACACCTTAAACCATAAGAACCCCTAACTCCCGGTTCTTCTGGGACACGTCCAGAAACGGTAATTCCAGCATCACCTAAGGAAAGCTCTGTTTTTTTACCTTTAGAATACGAACGCAATAATCCATCATTATCTATTTCAAATGTTCCCGCTGCGTTTTTGAATGTAGAACCGGTTATAGTAACTCCTTCTATTTCTATACCTTTTATCTTGCCAGCATTTATCCAATCAGCATTGATTCCAATCGCCGTCAACACTGTTGCTAAAACATTCCCCTCTTTATCATGTCCGTATGGCCAGGTTACGCCGCCGTCTGTAGACACCGCAAATGCATCAATCGTCTGCTTCCATATTATTTTACTGTCTTTCAATTCCGGTTTATCATGCATGTAGCGGATCATGGACCCGTCTGCTTCATCCACTGTGGTGGTTTCGTACATCCCGACTGCATTTGCCATCAAGCTTCCTAATTGCTGTGCTGCTAAATCATATTGGGATAATTGTTTCTGCGTGTTCTTGCGTGCTTCCACTACTGCTTTAGTCATTTCACTATACCGTTGTGAGGAATTTCTTGCAGGTGTTTCTGCATCACAGGAAAAGCTTTCATACCCGCCCATTGTATAGGTCAAATTCGTAATATAGCAGTAATATGAATTGTTTTTGCGATCAGTAACAACTGCACAATCCCCAGCTTCTATCGAGGGATCAGACAGCGCCGAAATATTCATGGGGCGAAATCTCATCCCCCTGATCTTAGATCCAAGATAATTTGCCACATTTGATGCCATTCCGCATTCAATCAAAGGATTGTTTTCTATTTTAAGCACATAACCTGCATCCCCATTCAATACAGTTTCCCCGGTAACTTCCTCACCTTTACTGTTCTTTCCATCAGCTGCCGTAACACTTATTCCGGTTATTACTACATCATCTGTGGAAATATTAATCGAAGACAAACTATAAATATGATGGTATGGCAGCTTATCTGTGAATTCACCTCCATAGACAGAATCACCGGAGCTGTAATTTGTAAAATTACCTCCATCTATATTTGCGCCGGAACTGTAATCAGTCAAATTCCCGCCATCCAGGTCATCCAACGCTGGAAACGCAGTCGTATCATACCATTTTAATTCCAATCGCCCATCAACATTGCACCTGGCGTAACACCCGGCAATCTGGGCGCAGTAAGATAATATCTCCCGGTATGTAATCGGTTCATTCGCTTCAAATGGGGATTTACTTACCCTATAGGTGTAATTATCAAACTGGTTCGTATTAAGTATCACCCCGCATTTACTACAGCAATAATTTACAATTGTCTGCAGGCTTGCCGGAAAACTTAACTTACCGTCATACTGCTTATCGAATTTAGCCATGTTATCCAGGCATTCCAGGGTGATAATACTTTGTGTGGATGTTGGATCATCTGCGTTGAATACGCCTTTTTTAAGCCATTCTACGCGGTCTGCAAGCTGTAATCCGACAAATACCGTGGCTACTGCGTCTGTAAAATCATAGGTGCTGTATTCGTCTTGCATGTTGTTTAAACTCATATTGAGTTTATTGATAATCGTGGAACCTATATCAAAATTACCAGAACTGGATACTCCGTCATATATTCTAGTAGTTCCAGACATGAAATCTTTTCCTTCTAATGATATCGTTTTTTTGTTTGCTAATGTAATATTTGCTTTAATTAGCGTTTTTGTATTAATTCTTATTGCATTCTTATATTCGCTACTGGTATTTATCATAATTTACCTCTCAATCAAATTGAATGAAACTGATTCATACCGTTTATTGTTAATTGTCCATATCTTTACAGGAGAACTCCTATCACCTACATAAAACTCCCTTATTTCTTCCACTCCTGACATGGAGTCTGGATATCTAACAAAAACATATTCCGGATTAAATGCTTGTAAAATAGTTGACGTTTCTTCTCTGGATGGACCCAACCAAGACAACTGTATCTTTCTCTTTTGACTAGTACGATTTTTATACATAGTGTCATTTGAATCTTGTACACGTCCAGAATCTGCTGCTGAATTATCCTGTAAACCCCATATAAAAGTATTTGGAGCCTTAACATCGATTATATTAGTGGGCGTTGCCCCAACACCTAACATTGACATTTGTCTATCACCGTCCTAGTATTTAATATATTTTCGCACAATAAAAGCGCCTATCAAATATTAGGCGCTTACTACTTATTAATAATAGATTTAAATTTTCCATCGTTTACCGCAATTTAAACAAACGGCAAATCCCTTTTTACTACTTAACCCACCTAGAATCGCTCCGGGAGCTCCGGCAATAACATCGCCAATCAATGTTCGACCAATACTTAATTTTTTTGTGTCATATGATATGCTAGAAGAACCACACTTAGGGCATTTGACGTAATCATTATTGGAATTGTTCGAACGATCTCTCTTCACTGTCTTCATTGTTTTTTCTCTTGCTTTTTTATCTTCTTTTCTTTCTTTAGATATTCTCCAATTGTTAACAAATGCATTGTTTTCTTCAATTTTCTTCTGCATTTTTGCATTTGTTCCTCTAAATGTTCCATATTTATACTTACAATATACACATTGATCGATTCCAATCGGTAAAGGTCTCCCGCATTTATAACAATTAAATAATTCTTCTTGATCTTCCTTTGCTAACAACCTAGGCTTAACTTCACATTCATCGTTATCATATTCATATCCGCAAAATATACAACATTGTGTATTGGATTCATTTTCATGTCCACATTCAGGACATACTATATTCCAATTACCTGATTTTTGATTATTGCTTTGAAATTCTGTTGCAGGACATCCGCATCCGGGACAACACAAAGCCTTTTCGCTAATCTGGCGTCCACATTCGGGACAAGCAATTAATGACATGAAAATGCCCTCCTTTTATTTATATATTAACTTATTATACCAAATTAGTAATAGTACGTAAATATATTTAAATAAAATTCGGTAATATTACCCCTCTTCTCTTTAAAGATAAATTTCCTTTATATGTGGCACGCGCAATTTCTTCACTTCCAATATATACAGGTATTTCAATTGATGAATCAGATTCTTCATTAGTACTTGATCTTGACGCCAATAAAACATTAACCAACGCATTGGTTACACCTCTTTCAATACCTTCTACAATTTGATCATTATTAGCTACTGCACTACGGCCACCCATTGTACCAACCATTTCAGGACCTGATTCTCTTGCCATAAAAAGTTCCCCAGCAGATGGAAATCCACCATTTGCATACCAATCTATTTTAAAAGACGGAACTGAAAATTGAAGATCTCCAATGCTAAAGTCATTCCAATCCCAATTTAAATGTGGCGTAGGAATATCGAGTCCTGAAAAAGTACTTTTAATATTTCCTGCACTTGTAGCTGCCGAACTTTCCATATTTCCCAATGAAGTATCTAAAGATGAAGTTGTGTCTTTTACCATTTTATCTATGCCAGATTTCGCAGTATCCCATTTATTATTTACTCCATCGGTGTATCCATTAACGGTATTCTCTCCAAGACTCTCAGTAGATGTTTTGACTTTATTCTTACTGTCATCAATACCTTTTGCATACCCTTCACCAGTAACCTTGCCTAAAATTTCTGACTTCTGTGCAGACGATACCCCTAGTGAATCCAATGTCTCAGATAAAGTTTTTTTGAAATCTTCTGTTGAAACTCCTGTTTCTTCCAGTTCATCTTGCACGAATACCAAAGCATCTGTAAAAGGCACACTTTTCAACTGTGCCTGGGTCAGCATACTGTACAAATAATCTAATTCTTTACTACTTATTTCCCCTTTATCTTTAATCGCTACCAAAGAAGAAAGCAAGGCCATATAACTAGTATCTTCAGACGTTTTTTCAACCTTATCTATCGATTGTTCTAATAATCCCATGAGTCCAGCTGAATATAATGCATTTTCACCAATCTTTTTTAACCATCCAAAAAAACTAGTTGATCCAGCGGCCGCGCCACCTGCAGCCCCTGCGGCTGTTCCACCTGCAGCTGCTCCACCTAATCCACCTCCACTTAAGCCTAATATATTCTTTAAGCCATTGAATAAAGTACTTATACTTGTAAGCAACGTTTGAGAAATTTTTATAGTTAAAATAGCCGCTGAAACATATCCTATTGATTTCCCGACATTTTCCAGAAAACCAGGGTCGAATTTTTTAAGAGCTCCGGCTAATTTGCTAATTACATCAGCAATACCGTTAATTAATGGGGCTCCTATATCATTTAGGAGAATATCAAAAGCATCTAAAAAACCATCAGCAAAACCTTTAACAAATGGTGAAAAAGCTTCAAATAAGCTTCCTATTGACTTTACTAATTTCTCCCAATCAATATTAGCAATAAATTCAGAAATTATATCCTTTATCTGCTTCAGTTTGGACCACAGCCACTCCCAATCAACATCTATAACTCCAAATTTATCAAGTGCTACAACTATTCCGCCAATCCCTAATGCCATTGCAGCATACGGATGTTTTGCTAGCAGTGAAAATCCACTTCCAATAGCACCTTTTTCTCCAAATATGGAACCGAACCAAGTCAAACCTTTGAACCCCATTAATGAGGTTAGCAAAATTCCTAACGAATATCCTATTTTTTCTGCTGTATCAGGATTAATCCTTTTTAATGCATCTGCTAAGTTATTTAATCCTCCCGGCACTATCTTATTGATAAAATCGGCCCCTACATTAAACAAATCTTTGAAAAAATCTACCAAACCTTGTCCGACCGAAATAGTAAATGGTGCCAATGCTTTCCACAAATTAGACAATGCTTCATTGATTTCTTTCCATTTTATTTTATTGCCAAATTCAGTTAACGCATCTACTAATTGAGGTATTCCTTCACCCATGGTCCAAACTGCAACAGGCTTTAAAAACTTTTCATAAAAGTCCATAAGACCATTCCATACAAATTGAGTTGGTTTTTGTAACATAGTAAAAAAATCTGATAATGATTGATTTAATCTATTCCAATTAATTGCATTTAATAAATCGTTTGTAATTTTAAAAAATCTAGGCAAACCAGAATCTGATCCAAGCATCCACATGCCTATTGGTTTAAGCAAATTATTCCACAGATCATCCAGCGCTTTAGTCGAAAAATCACCTAATTTTTTTAACCCTTGATCGTATAATTTCTTTAAGGCCTTTCTTGTCGGTTCGGCTATTTTCCATATTCGTTCAAAAGATTTACAAATATTATCGGCATATTTTTGAGCTAAATTCTCTGAATTCTTCAGGGCTTTTTCCCATACAGATTCATAGTTTGCTAATGCTGCAGCTATTTCATCGGATAAATCAATTATAGAACCTTTTCCTGTATCCTTATCCTTGTCAGCCGAATTGATGTCATCTGAATTATCAGTTGCCACATTAAGCTCGTCATAACCATGAATTGTTTTTTTCAGCTTTTTAGCCTTCTTGTCGGCCTCTTCTAAAGCATCTGCTGCATCATCAGCATCATCTGAAACATCACCAATACTTCCGTCATCAGTATTTGAATATCCACCACTGATCCCATCCATAATTTTAGAAAAATCTATACCCATTAACCCGCCAAGCCATGAAAGCAATCGTTGCACGGCTATTGCCATACCATTAATGAATGGAAGTACTTTTTGTACTACTGGCATAAGTAAATTTCCAATCATTCTAGCGACATTTGCTAACTGCTGTTTCAAAATTCGATACTGATTCGCTACCGAGTTAATTGTATTGGCCTGATCACCCCAGGCAACTTTAGACTGATCTAAAATTGCAATCAAACGTAATTGCATTTTTTCTGATTGAGTCATATTCTTTACATATTTGTCAATTCCAAGACTCGCAGCATACGTTTGCAGAGTTGCATTAGTTATATCAATACCATATTTATATAATGCCCTAGATTGCCCTATTAGACCGGATTGAAGGTTTTCCATAACATTAGATAGATCAATATTCTTTAAAGAGGACAAGTCAGCTGAGAGCATTGTAAGTGCCTTACTCGTGTTGATACTATTTTCACCCATAAGTCCTACGGAATTAGTAACTGCCGATACACTGGCTTCAAAATTCATTACTGCTTCTGGATCCAACCCTAAATTTTGACCTGTTGACATAGAAAGAACGCCATCATCTCCAACCATAAATCCAGTCATTTTGGTTGTAAGCTGATTCATTCTTTCGGTAAATGACTTTTGATATGCCTCAGCACTATCATACCCAAACCTTTTGTATTGATCAGAAAATTCAGCTCCCATTTTATCCATGATTACATTGAAATAGTTATAAGTCTCAATGTAATCCATTGAAGTCTCAATAGATGATCCTAGCTTTTTTATCCCTCTAATTAGCAAGTAACATTTTGCGTATGCCATTGTAAATGTATTAGCAAGATTACGTCCTGATACTTTTGCATTGTTTGATTTTTCTGAAAAAGTATGCAGACTTGATGATAAACTTTTTATTCCAATACTGCTTTTATGAGCACTGCTTCCTACGCTACTAATAGCACCAGCGGCAGATTTTGTTCTAGTTCCCTGAGTAACCAAATTCGATAATGCATTTGTCATTTGTATTGTATTTTTAGATACATGAGGCATTTTTGAGAGAATCAGAAACAAACTATTTAATTCAGATCCCAGTTTTGGTATCGCTGTAATAGCAGTTTGTATACTCTTTTTTCCAAATGCACCAATAGCGCTGGACAAAGCCAGTAATTGCGTTGTTGCCTCTTGATTAAGCGATATACCGTTTATCGACAATAGAAATGTTCTTATAGATTGTGCAAATGTAGGCATTGTCGAAACTGCGGTTTGTACCCCTTTTCCCCCAATCTTTGACAAACTGTTTATACTATTAGTAATATTGGTTATATTTCCAGTAGGAACACCTGAAAGTCCTGAAAGTCCTGCAGAAAATGATTTCAGAGCATATCCTACATTAAACATATTACCCGAGTTGATTCCACTTAATTTGCTTAAATTAGAAACAATCCTGTTTATATCGGTGGACTTAACTGTTGACATAGTTTTAGCTGAAGCCGAAATTCTGTTCATTCCTTCAGAAAACTGACGCATTCCATTACCATTAATACCAGATAAAGCGCCAGATACACTATCAAGTTTTTTAATCAAAATATCCAGTTGTTGACTAGCTTTATTTGCACTAGCTTCAACTTTGACTTCTAATCTATCCACTTCTGCTCCCACGTTATGCCACCACACTTTCTCCTGATGACACTCATAGGCGTTCAAATTATCACCGAGCCATATCAGGCCCCGTTATCATATTTCCGATTATGATCTTCTATCCACAATAAAAATTTCTCTTCCCCAGACAATTCGTCATTAAAATCCTCCTGTTTTCCAAATGGTTTTTTAGGATATTTACATTTCTTTCCATTAAATACTGAACCAATTGCTAACAAATTATATTGCCCCTGAATCCATGCTAACTGATTTTTTTGATCTAATTGTTTTTGATATGCTATCTTAAATGGTTTCAGTTTCGTTGGATTTAAATGCCAAAACAATTCATATGGAACACCATAAACCAAAGCCCACGGAAGGAATTCATCTACTATTAATTGGCTGAAGGATTTGCCTTCTTCACACGATCCCTGGGAGTTTTGATCTGTTTTTTCTGTACTGGCTGATTCATCTGCTCCATAAACCGAGTTAGACCGATTCGTTTGAAAAAACCCTCCGCTTCCATCTCCTCCTTAATCGCTTCGAACATGCCAAAGTCAGTTGCCTTTTCATCGTCAGGATTTTCTTTACAGAACTGTTTATAAAGAGCCCTTGCATCTGACGATGACTGTACTTCATTCGAATGATTTTCAAGCAGTCCCGCATAAAACAAATAAAGTACCCTCTCAGGAAGATCGGCCATGCTTTCAATCATTTTATCAATGGTGGCGATCTTGGACATCGTTTCACTATTTTCCAACTCGTTTAAAGCTGTTCCTTTCATCATGTATGCTCCACTAAAATAGTTCCAACATATATCAACGCATTTTTTATCATGCGCAGCCTCAAAATTGTATTCCAGTTTGTAAATTTTATTGTTAATACTGATATTCATAAAATATCCTCCTTAGGTTTTAAAATAAAATAGGTATCGCAATTAAACGATACCTACGAATTTTTATGATACACTTGCCTCAACCTCTATTTTTGTAGACGGAAATACTGAGATAGTCATTTGAATAGCGGCATTTCCTTCTCCTTCATTAATATAAACTGAATGCTGTCCTTGCCAAGTAGCTACACCGGCCGCTCCATTTTTTCCTAACTTTATTCTGTAGTGTCCTACAGAACCTTCTTTGGCTTTTACTGCTTTATAAGTTTCTATAGTATAATTTGCACTAAATTCCATCGCATCAACGCTCTGGACGCCTGGAATAAATGCCTGCTGCTCATCTTCGAGATCAGTCACTTCAATCTGTTCGGGTGCACCACCCAATGCCGGAAATGATTGGATAGGACATAACTTAGTCCATGCAACTCCATCTGCGCTATGTTCTAAAATAGTACCAATAGTACTTACTGCTTTTACTTTCGCTGCTTCTCCTGCCATTATGAAGCCTCCTTAAATTCATTAATGGCACTCATTGGCGCTCAAAAATTATATAGAAATATCAATTATCAATGCTTTTTAATCTAAATTTCATCATCGTTGCAAACCAGTCTTTGAAATCTAGCCACAACCCTCTTAATCTTTGTATCTGCCGCATTCGTAACTTCCTGCGGGCCAAATTTTCTTTGATACCCCATACTTCGCATTTCATCATTTGCTAACGACATTATTTTTTTTGCTTCTGTAACGGATGTCTTCGAATATGTTTCTAACTTTATTACTGATATTACTGCATTTTCGTTATTTTCAAGATCTTCTGACGTACTGGAATTGTCTTCCTGACATACATATAGATACGGAAAAGCCTGGGGAGCATCCGAGTTTGTCGTTCCGGTATTGCTACATAGTTTCGCTACTGTAAGTTTTAGTCTGGTATGTACAATACTTAAAATATCAATCAAATTAATCACCCCTTCCCCTAGCTATTGAAAATATCTTTTGCAATTTTTACAATCTGCGCCCTCATTTCCTTACTGGCATTGTACATTGGCATAGTAGCCTTTACACCATAGGAATGATGCCATTGTTCATCTTCTCCCCAATAATACCAACCTTCTTCTTGAAAAGCGTGTATCTGCCCCGGGAACGTGCCTACGCCCATTCCAAACTCATTGTCTTTTGGATTGTCATTTGGGTTATACTTGATTCCAGATCCAAATTCTATGAGTAGTAAAGTATTAACAGGATTATATCCTTCAGATTGCCTTGTCTGCCCTATACCAATCAACATCGCCTTGCAACCGGTAGCTGTTCTGGAAATGTCCGTGGTAATCGTAATGGTTTTTCCAAGTGGTGAATCATTAGCAGATTGGATTGCTTTAACCTGACCGAACATAACCAATGCTTGACAAAATTCTTTTACTTTACTATTGAGGTCTTTTTTATATCTTTCTATTGCGTTAACAGTTTGTTTAATTTCACGGATGGACAAGCCAAAGCTAATTTTTTTAGACAACTCATCCACCTCATCCTTTCGGTAATGCCTTAACTGCATAGCAGATACTATTTAAAGACATTGCAACTTGTACAACCGAGTAATCAGCATTATCGCCATCCACAGAACCATCATCGTTCATAACTGGATCATTGTCCCATATTCGAGTTGCCTCATTAATAGGAAGCGTCATATCTGTAGTGCTGATAGATTTCGTATATTCAAGGTTGATTCCAAATACCTCATTGTAACTTGAACCTTTGGCTGCTGAAATATTGGCATAAAAAAGAACAGGCTGCGTATATCCTGCTCTTGTATCACCGGTTTCAACTGGTACGGGTTTTCCGTTCACTTCAATAAAAACTATGTTTCCATTTTCGTCTGTTTCATAAACGGGAATAGAATTGTCATATAAACTATACCAAAGTTTTTTCTGATTTTTCTTTAAAGATCGCATAAATCCACCCGCCTCATATATGTTTTACATGGTTAAATCTTCTCTTCCCATGTAGGTCAGTTCTTCTTTTACAATGAAACATAAATATCTTTCTCGGTAAAATTCTTAACCAAGAACTGATATCCAGCTTTATCAAATTCCACACATAAAGGAACATTTTCAACTGTAGGAACTCTGATAATTTTTAATAACATACTCTTCCCTCCACCATAATGAGTATTACCCTGCGGATCACTCCACGCACTATCTTCTATATAACTGAACAAAACGCCACAATTCCATCAAAACATTCTCTTCGACTCTTCCATGATCTATTTGTTCCATTTTCACTATGAGAAACCTGCCCCTCTACTCCAATCTGATTGAAGTCATATACAACAAGTTCCCGAATATTACTATAATAGTTCATTAGGTCATTTTGTATAAAGTCTTCCGAATGATGCGATTGATAATTCCGAGTCCTCTTTACTTCCCTAATTGCGTTTTTAATCTTAGCGAATAAGATGTCGGAATCGGATGCATTATCTATAGGCAATTCACTTTCTAAATCATCATATAATTCCAATTCCAATTCAGTCATACTTATTCACCTCAATTCTTATTGGGATCTTTTGTTTCTCTTTTGAGAGTCAACTATTTCTACGGCATTTTCAGGAGCTTCATCCGTAATCTGATTTTCCGTATTATTTTCACAGCCTTCCGAAATTGGCTCATTTGGAACATCAGAACCAGATAAGTAAAATACTCCGTCATGCTTTACTAAATGATCAAATTTCATTATTCTGCCGCCTCCTCATACGCCTTAATGACATAGGTATCATCCATGCGCTCATAGGTAGGCAGTACAATTTCTGAACAAATACACTGGGTCACAATTGGATGTGGGTTAGTAAATGTATACAGTGAAACGCCAGTTTCAACAATCTGTAGATTTCCAGTACTCAGATCGCCACTACGCTCTTCCGGTGTTTTACCGTATTTTGTAGCACCAAGAGCAACGCGTCCTGGTAATAATGCGACCATTCCATCCGGGATGAAAGTTTTATCTTTTCCTGCATTATCCTTAAACAGCTTTTCATATACAATAATATCTAACTGTAAATCCTCACTCTGCTTAATAAACTTTTTAACATCTGATCCTTCAATGAAAATAGAAGCCATGGTGCTTTTTGCAACAATGTAGTCTCGCACCTTCTTATTCTGTACCACCTTCTGCCATGTGTTATCATTCATAACGGCGGATACAATCAGTTTACCTTTTTTACGCATTGCCTTTTTAGCTGCCATCAAATCCTCAATTGGATTGGAGTTTTCTAAATCACTCCACTGGCTGTTACCTGATAACTCCATAAAGTTATTGGCTTTATATGAACCGTCTGCATCGTAATTATAATCATATTTGACACCATTTGCAGAAATCGCAATTTTAGGCGAACCATCTGTCGGGCAGAGTAACTGCCAGATCATTCTTTCTGGAACCACATTTGCGCCCTGTACTAAATCGATTGGACCAAGTGAAATTTGCTTAAGTAACTCCTTGGCAATCGCTCCATCGGCAGCATTCATTACATTTTCATATTCCTGCGCGTCTTTTTCCTTAATTAAATAAGATTCACGGAAAAATGGCATATCCATCTCAATCTCTTTAAATCCAATTCGATCCCGCAATGTTGCTTGTGCATCGTAGTTAGATGGCGTTAATGAAACCGGCAAACCTTTGCTGCCTTTAAACCACTTTAAATCCATTGTTGATGTTTTTTCTTTTGGGAAAAATCCCGCACCCAAATATGGTTGAATGCCCATTGAGTTTTTATATGCGTCCCAGATTAATCCGAGCGCCCTTGCTGTAAAAGCTTCATTTAATGGTAATGCTGGCATATTTCGTTCCTCCTCTTTCTTTAGTCAAAAAATGTTACTCTTGGCAATTTTGCTTTTGCTTCAGCCGCAACAGTGACATTGTTTTTAGTTAATTTTGTATTATCTATAGATCCTTCGAAAACATAAGTACCAGGCGCTTCCCCGTAGGTCACATCTACATCATGAAGCAAAATACCCATACATGTAGCATCATTCTTAGGCCATGGAGTACCGGCCTTTACGATTTTTTTACCATTTGCGTCAGCTGTTACTCCCGTACCTGATACCATACATGGCGCGCCCAAAAAATCATTATATTTTAAGATCTCAACCGGCTGACCATATTCTTTACATAACACTTTCATTTTCAATACCTCCTAATAGTTGGCAAATACGCTTTGCGAATTTTTATTATCCATACCGAAAGAAGAAGCAACATCTTCTGCAAATTTTACATCTTCTGATTTTTCATCTTTTGGATTCCCACTTCCGCTACCTCCAGGGGTTTTGGTAGCATCCATCAAGTCTTCCCTGACTTTCTGTTCAGTTGCTGCTTTCTGCTTTGATAGCAACGAAGCCAAACTTGAAGACAGGGATTTAGTTCTTTCACAGTCTTCAGATACTAGCCCATCAAGAAGATCTTTATAATCTTCTTCAGTCAAACCAGCCCCTACAAGTATTTTTTCGGCTTCTAATCTATTGGATTTTTTCGTATAATCCACTTTAGTTGCAGTTGCTTCATCTAAAACTTTCTGAATTTTTTCTGCATCTGTCAGATCCGCATCTTTGAGTTTAGAATACTCTGTTTCGATTTCCCGCAATCGTTCCAACTCTTTTGGATCAATGTTATTTTTCTTTGCCACCTTCAGATCTCCGCCATTAATGTTTAAAATCGATGTAATCTGATCTTCTGTAGCATCTGGAAATTGTTCTTTAATTTGCTCTCTTGTCATAATGCATTCTCCTTTATGAAACATACACTTTTTCAACACGGTGCGCTCCGCATAGTTCATACCCTCTCACGCTCAGGCTGCAAAATAATAGAACTACAATCAGCGGAAAACAACGCCGCTAGAAGTAGTTCTGCTTTTTAAATTGTTTCGTTTTATTTTTTTCGGTAAAAATGTATGATTATTTTCATCTAAATCAAAAATATTTAAACCGCCACATTCAGTCTTGGTACATTTGACTTCACCTCTACCAGTAAAGTGTCCAAGTAGTCGGCCGCATCCTTTGCATCTTACCTCTACTAATTTCATTATTAACCATCTCCTTTGCCACTATTAATCTGGGTATTTCCATTACTGTTTATTGGATTTTTTACTTGTACCTGCATTTCTTGTGCTTGCATTTCTTGTGCCGTTTTATATAATACATCCAAATATGGCTTAGATTGCACATAAACTTTCTCTGGATCACCCCATAAATCACATGTCTTAATTGCAATCTTAGGATGAATTCCTTTTTCCAGTAAATAAAGAAGTGCCTGTGCTTTTACAAGCATATTATCCGTTTTATTCCTAGTTATTTTAACGTCTATATCCGCAATATGTAAGTTAATAGATATTTGGGATTTCGCTTTCAATATGCTCAAAGCGTTGCGTAAAAACATCTTTTCGGCCTTAATAGTAACTGGTTCTTTAATCTTGGACCCCTGTTCCGCGAAATCCCAACCATTTCTTAGATATACCGCTTGGCCCGTATCACCACCAGTATTCTGCTCCCTGTTTGGCATACCCTCTATAATTAAAGCATTTTTATAAAGATCATCCTTAGCAACTTGCGTCTGTTCTTGATTGAGCTCAGATGAAACCATACCAACATCTGCAGGCATTGAAGGATTAACTGTCCTAACTTTTAAAGCACCTATCTTGCACATCTTTAAAAACGTTGCTTCGTCAATTTCACAATTCACAAATTTAACAAAAGCCTGTACAAATTGTTCAATCCCATCTAACCGGTTAGATTGAATATTATTTATGCCATCAAGCAATGTTATTACTATTTCTACATCAGACAGTCGCCGATGATTATTAGGATACTCCGTTAAAAGAATTCGCCCATGACCATTTATAGAACTTTCTTCTTCGAATATATCCCCATCCTTAATTGCATACACATTTGTAGGTGTAGTGCAGTAATAAATGTCTTGGCCATGCTCATCTTCTCTAATTGCTACTGACATGACCGCCGGTCGGCCTTTTCCTGTTCCATATACAATATAGTTATATCGTGGATCCGGCGCCTCTATCCCCATGCAAGGCTCTCCATCATCAATTTCAGTACGTGGTTCGCTCCATGTTTCCCGATATGCTGTCCCACAGGTACTTTGCCAATCACCAATTACAATATCATCGCAAGCTTTATCAATAACTTTCATAAAATTGTTTAATTTATCAATTTCTTTTGTTTTTTCCTCATCATCGTTAACCGACACGTACTGTATTGGTTCCCCAAAATTTTGAGCAGTCATAAATCTTGTAATTTCTAATGCATGATTTTCAACTATATTATTCTTAATGTCTGGCCTTACTTCCTTCGTTCTATATAGAATTGGCTGGTCACCACCAACATAATGGTACAGATAATCTATTTCGCGTCTATTTTGGTTATGAACAATCAATGACTTATTTAATTCTTCAATGACATTTTCGTTCGTTATATGCTTTACATTACTGTATATAACTTTTCTTCCGAAAACTCCATGGCACACTTCCAAAAAAGATTTACAATTTTTATGATATAGATTCATCTGGGTCACCAACTTTCCAAACAAAAAAGAGCGACTGCAATGAATTTCAAAGCAGATGCTCTTTCTATTAATTTAATTTTTCTCATTATAATAATACCATATTTATTTATGCATGTTATGCTGATAACTTATTTTGTGTATTTATCAATCGTCCGTGAAACTGTAGATTGATCCATATGCAGCAACATCGCAACTTGTTGCTGTTTTTTTCCACTAACAATATACTCCATAACCAGTTTATCTCTTACATCAGAGATTGATGCTATCATGGTATCTATATCTACCATAAGCTGTTCGTAAAATCTTTTTTCAGATGCAATTTTTACCTCAAGATAGCGTACCTTTTGCTCCCATTCTTTTGAATCATCAAAATCAGGGCCGGAAACAGTAAAACTTCTCAACTGGTATGGAAATACAGAATTCGATCCCATTACTTTTCCGTGTATGGCTACTGGCGGATTATTTTTATATCTTTCTAATTTTCTCTCGTCTGCTGCAATTATTTTTGGCAAGTATGGAAAATCCATTATTTGTCTCTTAGTTATCTGCATCTATAAATCCTCCTAGAATGGTCTTTGCACAGCTTCACATTTAGCATAGAATCCTCCCGCAAGTAATTCTGCCAACATTCTCAAGCTATCTGCCGCATCATCATGTTTGTTGCCTTTTGGATCAACTACTGTCATAGTTAATTCTGTCATAAATTTTCTATAATCTTCATCCCAGTGCTTTTCCTCCAAGAAAATAAAATTTTTAATGTCTGGTGCATACTGAATTATTTTTGCCATTTTACTACTTTGATTTGAAGCTTTCATACTGGTGATGTTCATACTATAGCCATGATCTCTTAACTGCTCATCAACCTGCTCTGCATATGCATCTCCACCATTATTTGCTTCAAAGCGTGAAGACTGTACACAATTTGCCATATATTTTCCTACTATCAAAGGCTGAGTGACCGTTTTATCACCTTTATTAAACACTACCGCAGGTATGTATGTTACATTTCCGTAGTTCTTTGATATTGGTGAGGAAACACTATCTCCGCCCCCGAATGCTACATCGCAAGCAGCAATCGTACTGTCTGGTTCACGTTCCGGCAGCACTCCATTATAATATATTAATTCACTTTTGGGGAATAGTAATCCTTCTCTTACATATGGCTGCCCCATATATTTCGCCCACCAGGTAGCGTCATCTATATCATTACGAATCTTATGATACATTTCCGTAGAGAATCCAACCCCATAGTCATATTGAAAGTTACTTTCATCTTTTTCATTTAATGCCGGTATTACCCTGAATCTATATCGAGGATCATCTTCATACTGCGCTTTTATTCTTCCAATTGGATCTACTACAGACCATCTGGTGCCGACCATAAGCTCAAACGCTCCATCTTTCATACGGTCACGCAGCTGATTTAAATAAGCATCATATTTTTTATCCAAACGGTCAATGTTTAGAGCTTCTTCTAAATCTTCAACTAAGTCATCACAATAGAGACATTTAGTTATGTCTATTGCGCCGGTCCATGTACCCAGAACTGATCGGCAGGTAAGTGTTGGATATCGCTTTTTCTTATTTAGATCTATGGTCTCGTCTTGCTGGTTATTGGCTGCCAACTTGGCATTAGGAAATACTTCGTTCCAGAGATATGTTGCTGGATCATTTACAATGCTTAGTGCTTCTTGATAGAATCCTTTGGTTAATTTATCACTGTGTCCGGCCATAGCACTGCATTCATCTGGGAATCTACCCATTAACCAAGCCATAAAAAATATACAAAGTGTGGATTTACCAACACGAGGCGGTAATGATATCCCCAAGTAATAAATTACTCCGTCTGCTAAGTCCTGAAGATCATCAGCAAGAACTTTTAATACTTTACGCCTAGGCAGATAAAATCTTTTTTCTGCAGGTCTATCTTTTTCAATATACAAGCAAAAACTATCAAAATCATACGGAGCTAAAAATAACAGAGACTTATAATAAAGTCCGCCAAATCTAACATCTTTCCTAGAGCAAATAGATGATTGCTTACGTACAAATTTTGCTTCTGATATTGCCAATTCTAAATCATCATCTCGTATGGCAATACACATATCAAGTAAATTACTGAGATTCTTGTAATCATTCAGGTTTAATTTATGTAATACCTTTATTATTTTACGATTCTTTTCTATATCGCCCAATCTCCACCATTCCTTTCAGTGGCGTTCATGGACGCTCAAATATAATTTAAAATGAAATCCTGATTTTACAGGATTCAATCATCTTCTTCTCCAAATTCAATTTCCAAATATCCAATATAATTGTGATGCGTATTGCGATGATAATTCCATCTACTATATGCATTTAATTTTTCATCGTATTCCATAACACCTCCGAATTCAGATGAATAATTAAGATGACCGTTATTGTCAACTTTGAAATATTCATATCCATACATATCATCTGTTTTTAATAAACCTTCGTCAGTTTTTTCTACAAGTAGAATTGAATCGATATATTTTCCACAATGCTTTTTCAGTTCTTCTATTGATGTAAATAAATTATTATCCAATTTATATTGATGCACTTCATCATATAATTTTTTTACTGCATCAACGGCGTCGTTCATCATTTCTTGAATTGGTTTTAAATTTTCTTGTACCATCGTTAAATCTTTTTCGATAATTTCCAATGTTCTCATTCCATCTTATCCATTTCTCTTCAAATTAATTTAATCACATTCACTAAAATATCGTTCATAATAACTCACTTATCCAGCTCTATGGTGATATTACTCAAATCAATGACTGTTGGACGTCTGTCAATTATCTTACAGATTGCAAGACACCTCACTGGATCTAAATTGAACTTCACCGCCATGTCTTTGACCTCTTCCTTAAAAGCATCGGCATCTATTAGCCTCATAACGCACCCTCCTTACTCCAACCATTTATTATCCAAATAATAGAATCCAAATACACAACAACCTATAATAAAAACCCAGATTACCCAAAATATGATTACTCCTCCGCCTGATTCAATATATTCAACTGTCTCCTCAATATTTTTGTTATTATAAAATTTTGTGTTGTTTACTGTCTTAGCTTTTAAACTCGTAAATATAGTTCCCGTGTACTTTATATCGCTACCATAATAAACATATCTGATACTAGAAGATTCTTTTTGTGTATCAATATGAAACTCACTTGGTGTATATATCTGACCATAATCAAATTTAATTCCTAAAAATGATACCTTGTCACAATGCTCTGACCATCTTTCTATAGCATCCCAAGTCCAATAAACTTCTGTCTCTGTATATGTCTGTGTTTTGCCATTTACGGTACGTGTTCTTGTCACTGTCCTTGTATGTCTAGTATATCTTTCTTTAACCTTCTCAACAGACATATATTTCCCACCTATTTCAGGATATGTAACTGTATCGACTGCCTTTAAATCACCATATACAAACGCATTGCCTATATTAGTATCCATCCCATATTGAAACAAGTCTTGAGTTTTTATTTTTACGGCCTTATTGTATACCTCATTCTGATCCAATTGATGTTCTGAAATCTTATATGAGATCAAAATACCAATGACTAGCATAACCGCTATAATAGCAATACTTGCCAAGATTTCTCTTTTTGTGATTGCAAAGTCTCCGCAATCAAATCCTCTTCTTCTAAAATTTTTTCTCATATGCATATTACTCTTTAAACAAATCTTGAGGAGCGTCTGCAGGTGCCTTGTAATCCAAATATGTATAGTCTTGTACCTCATATACAAGCAAGTCTAAGAAGACCCTTGTTGGAAACTTACGAACATATCTGTTATATTCCTTGATCTGCTTATTATAATTACTTCGATATTCAGCAATCATATTCTCCGTCATGGATAATTCAGTCATGAGTTGCTTATAATTATCATTTGATTTCAATTCTGGATATGCTTCGCTTACAGCCGTAATTGCTGTTGTTACATTTTCAATATCTCCTGTTGATCCACGTCCATCTACAATAGCAGTGAGTGTTTCAGCTTCGTGTTTATCATACTGTTTCACACAGTCTGCAAGATTATAGACAAGGTCTACTCTACGTTTCTCCTGAACCTTAATGTCTGAAGACGCAGCATTAACCTGTTCCTCCAAAGCAATTGCTTTATTCTGTGGACTTTGAATCACTAATGCAATCAGTAAAATGATAGCAATTACAACACCTCCAATAATTAATGGTAATTTCCAATTTGTTTTTTTATTCATATTTTACTCTCCCTCTTATTTACTTTTAACTGTCACGCTAAATATAGATTTTAAAATACAGATTATCAACCAAATACCCGTAGCAATACTCCACCTGAATGTCAGTCCAAAGCTCACAGTTATTAGCTTTATTATTCCACAAGTTACAATCCAGCTAAAACCATAACATATAGCCAAGATTAAAATGACAACCACTACTGCACTGCCACCTTGCGCTATTTTACTTTTTAAATTTTTATATAATTTCATCCCATACCTCCACTTCTATCTCCAAATAAGTGCACAATTTAAAATACTGAATATTGCCAACAACAAGAAAAAATTCGAATATCCTTTTTTCTTAACATTTTCTCGTGAGACACAGACATATAAGCATCCCATTGCGAAATTTAAGATTATTGTTATACTCCTTATAAGTTCCATGGTTTATCCCCCAGTAAAGAATATTTTTTATGAAACGCTGCTTCTTCACAGGGATAAAACCCTCCACATAATCCCTTTACTATAAAATCTCCAACAGCTACCACAGATCGTTTTCGTTCAACCGTCAATACCACCAGTTCATTAGATGAGGTGTATTCAGCGCTTGAATATCCTTCAGAGTCTATGCAAAACTGGAATACCTCACGAAGATTATTTCCTGTCCATTGAATAGCTTCAATTTCACATGGGTTCGTTTTATATATTCCGGCACTTGGCTTAACTTCGTCAATTCCGATTATTCTATCAGCAATTTTTTCTGGCAAGGTAGATAAGTGGACATCAAGTCCAGTTTCTTTTCTAATCACATCACTTATACTTGCAACCATGGCATTATACCAATCTCCTTTAAGCCTAAATTCTTTACAAATAACTTCCGCTGATTGCTGTAATTGTTTCTGATTATATTCCGAACCTCGTAAATATCCGTGTTTAATCTCTGTCATAATGGCATCGCTCCTTTTTTTTATTTTAGAAAATTTTTAAGATACGTAATTCTAAAGGTCTTTTTTGTTCAAAATATATTTACGCGGTTGATTAGGCGCCCAGGGTACCTACCCACAATACCCCCACCCCCCATATCATCTCAGCTTGATGAATAGATGGCGAAAAACATCAGACAGTAGTTTAGCGGATAAATAACCATTTTTCCGACTAACTCTTATATGCACCAAAACGCTCTAAACCCGCATAAACAAAGGACTCTCAATCATTTTCCCCTAAATTACATTCACGCTTCAACGATGAATGCATAAAGAATTGTATATTATACAGCGTTATACATACTCATCTGTATATTTATTCTATATCTATTGGGATGTCCTGCTCTATCATTTCGGGCGTCTTGTCTGCCTCGAGGTTCTGCTTAGGTGCAATATTGATATCCTGAACATCTTTCATTCCGTAGTAGTTCTTTGCCCTGAACATAAACAGTATTGGATTATCGTACCCTTCTATAGCAGATTGCTCATCAAATTCGGCTATAAACTGCTTCGCTCTTTTAATTACTAACGAACACGAAGAGCCGAGTTGTGCGTCTCTGGAGCCATTCTCCCAGTCGTTCAACGTGCTGTATACGGTACCTAACGCACCAGCTAAGCCCCTGATCGTAGGACGCAAACCAATGTCCGCACAATCGTAGAAATATTGATCTATGATAGTCTCCATCTCCGCAACGCTTGCAAATTTAGCGATGCCTCTTCTGCTTTGCAGTTTATACAGCTTATCGAATAGCTCTGCTTTCTTCTTAGAACGTTCCGGATCATCGTCCTTAACTGACATAGTAATAGGGTTGCTATTCCTAACCCAGCTCTTCTTGTTTGACTCCACTATATCTTTACCTGTCTCCACTATATCTTTCTTTGCCATATTCTTGCCCTCCATATCATCTTTAATTCCAAATAAAAAAGCCACCAGCACAGGTGTACTTCTAACCTGTTACTAGTGGCTCACCGGTCGTAATCTCTTACGCCATCCCGTCCATGAATATTAATTTGTTGTAAATATTATATAACAATTATGCAAAAAATGCAAGTACATTTTATTACGCATTACTCTCAGCAGCCATCTCACCTGGTTGAATCTTTTATGTGAAATCCATCCACGAAAAAACACCTCAAATTCGTCTCGTCACCAAAATCACTAAAAAAATAATTGTAGGTACTTATACACGCGCGCATACGTATGGTATAAATTTATTTTTTAGTGATATTAGTGATTAAGACATATAAAAGTACCTTAAAGCCTTATAAACACTGGATTTTTCCAGTCACCTATTTTTTTTAGGAATTAGTGATTTGGGTATAACAATTGGTGATTTGACCCTCTAAATCACCAAAACGTTTGTTCTTTTCACTTTACAATGGTAAAGCGCGTACCTTACGTCACTAATTTTCGTCACCTATTTTTAGGGGTCAGTCACTAATTTTTTGGTGACGTAATTTTGAGGATTATATTCTATTTTAACATCCTATTAAACGACTTCTTAATGGATGCTGCCATGCACAATATAACTAAGTATACTACCGCAACGATCCATATAACAGTTGTGCTTATATTTAATTTTAGAATTATGTATATGGCACCTGAGTGCACAATGTAAAATATAAGATACAAAAGACTTCCCAACGCTGGAGCAGATCTACTTCTGTATAATAGTTTGACAACACTATATGTAAAAGCATGTAAAACGGGTTCTAAGAGATAATTATATAATTCTGGGAACTGTGTAGCCTGAAATGGATTAGGTAGGTAAAACAGGCGAATAATGACGCTACAGGCCGACATGAGTTTGTATAATTTGGGCATTGTCTCACTTCCCCCTATAATGACATTAATTTATTCATATTTTCCAGTCTAAAAGACATGACTTTCGATTTAACTCCCTGGAAAAATTGCCGCGTAAGGAACGTATTGCCCCTTTCTAGGCACCAAGAGATATAAGCCCTGTAAACTCCTACATCCGTATTGTTTTTGTCTATAAAATCCATTATGAAGCCTGCTGCCTCCGTCTTTCTTTCGATATACTTACCAGAAAACTCCATGGATAAAACCTCCTGATGCTGCGGTTCCGGCTGCAGGTCCTGCTTGATAATATCCTCCATTTGGTGGAATCTTTCTATGTATTTGGCAGTAAAAATAATTCCTTTTTCGCCCTGAAATTTGTTGGCCAGGAATTCGCAACCCTTGCGAGTTAATTTATAACATGGGCGCTCTTCTCCTTTTGCATCCATATAAGAAGATTTGATAAAGTAGTCAACGGGCGACATTTGGCGCTCGTTAAGTATCTCTATTATTCCTTTCGTATGCACTCCATTTCTATTGGTTCTGCCATTTAATTTCTTTAAAACATCCTTGTGCTGCATATCCATCATTTCTGCGATATCCACAGTAGTGATCATTTGCTCTAATTCTTTCATATTACTCACACTCCTATTCACTGGGCTAGATTTCAAGCCCGTTAAATTTATTCCTTATCTTCTGTTGGTACATATTCCATAATATCTCCTGGCTGGCAATTAAGCAGCTCACAAACTCTTTCTATCGTGGCCGTAGAAACATCACCTTTTCCGGTTTTCATCTTGTTTACAATGCCTGGGCTTATACCACTGTCCCTAAGATACTGCCATTTTCTACCCTGATTATCTAATAAGGTCTGTAATTTAATGAATTTAATTTTTGGTTCTCTATCTCCATGTACTGCCATATTCATTCCTTCTTTCAGCTTTTATTTGTAATTATAACATATTATTACGTTCAATTCTAGTTTGTATTGTACTAGAAATAGTACTAAATATTCCATATAAATATTATACGATCTAGTACATTTTGCACAATTTGAGTACTAGAACTAGCAATATATACAAATGAATTCGTATTAGTTCTAGCAACATTGCCATTGCACAAACGTATTAGATATAGTACAATGAATATAGTTACAGAACAGCAAACAACAAAAACAGCAACCCGGAAGAACCGGGAGAAAAGAGGAAATTATGATGAATGAAATTTTTGTAGAGACAATCGAAGAACTGGAAGAATTAGAAGCAATGTACAACCTGGAAGACTGCGGGATGTCCGGTCTTTACCCTGGATACCATTGGTATCAGGATGATGAAGCAGAAGTTGTGGTTTACTGCAAATAGATATACCACCCGCCGGGAAGCGGCGGGAGAAAAGAGGAAAAATGAATAATGAAAATATGTTAAATACAGTAGTAGCAAAATGGACCGGGGAATACCCAAAAAAATGCCAGGGATTCTGGATTTTAGAAGTAGACGGAAAGGATGTATCTGTACACATTCCAGACTCTAAACGCAATAGTTCCATGTATACCTACAAAGAGTACACGTATGAGTATCCCCTGGGAAACTTTATTACGGAACATGTTGGATTAGGATGGAAGAAATGGATATACCAAAACCATAATTGGCTAAAAAAAATAACCTCTAGCCGGGATGTAAAGAAACAGATTTTTAAAGCAATCCAGGAGCAAGATTTTGTAAAAGGATGTTGTGGAGGATGCTTACTAGATTAATCTATTAATACCAACGTAAGACGTTGCAACACTATAAAATTTATAGCCGCAAAGGCGGCAGAAAGAAGGTAAAACATGAAATTAGCATTATTAAACACATCCATCTTAACAACAGCAGGAACTTACAATTTGGAAGACATTACCCTGGAAAGGGCAAAAGAACTTGTTCACGGGAACGAACTGGATTCTGCTATCGGGCACGCTTCCACGGCGGAAATAATGTCTACTTTATTAGAGGAAGACATACCAGTAAACAGACAGATGTTCCAGCAGCAGGAGGGACAGCAGGCGCTTGTATTTAAACTTAACGGAAGACCGGAGGAAGGTAAAATACTTTCGGCGGAGGAAATCGAGCAGATCGGGTATAAGTTCCAATTACTTACCAGAATAAAATAAAAATGTATAACATCCGTCCCGGCGGAAATACCGGGGGAAAGAAGGTTATATGCCTATGGAATTTGAATTAAAATGTACTTTTGTTGGATTTAATAATATAAATGGAAATGGATTTTTTACACAAGGAAATACCTGTGCAGAACTACATTTCGACAATGATCTAAAGAAACTTTTAAAAGAAAAACAGTTTCAGGAAATTAATGTTTTATGCTGCATATATAGCAACAAAGAAATCTGTGTAAAAGAAATCACGTAAAGGAATAAATATAGCAAGCGCGGTATATGAAAATAGCATATACGCGCTTGCTATTTAAACGCATGGATGATATAACATTTATATAAACTAAATGAAAAGGATGTGATAAAAATGAATATGGGAACACAAAGCTACATAAGGGAAAATGGACAGGAGATTAAAGTAGATGGTGTATATTATTTTGGGCAGTTATGGACGGGAGAGGGAGATGGGGAAGGAATATTAAAATTTGGTGCTGTTTTGCTGGACGATGATTTTATAATTAATTTTAAAATTTTACAAATGGGGGATGATTTATTGCAAACATTGGTTAAGGTTACAAGTATTGTTTTGCATGGGGTTAAATATGCGGAAGAAAACTAAAAAAACAGGAAAAAGAACAGATGAAAGCAAGTGATTATACGGGGAAAATTTACGGACTATTAAAAATAGACGGATATGAGCGCAGGGCGGATGCCACAGAGCGGAAAAGAACGTATCTACACTATGTTTGCCAGGGATGTGGAAATAACGGGTGGATCAGATCCGACCATATAACGGCAGGAACTAAGAGTTGTGGGTGTGCAGCAAGAGAAACTTATTTTAAAAAAAGCAATATAACCGGAAAAAGTTTTGGCAGACTGGAAGTAATCCGGGAAACAGATAACCGCGCCAGCAATGGAAGCGTTATTTATATATGCAGGTGTTTATGCGGTAATTTTGTAGAGGTATCTGCTACGGATTTAAAAAGAGGTCGCATATCCTCATGTGGCTGTCTGGCAGCAGAATGCCATGTTGCACAAGGCAAAATAATAGGCAAAAAACATGTGGATAAAAACATAGTGAACGGGACTAATATACAAATGCTTAAGATAGATAAACTATCCACAAACAAGACCGGAATAAAAGGCGTGTTCTACGACACGACTAGGGGGAAATACGTACCCAGCCTCACATTTAAAGGAAAGGTGTATTATCTCGGGCGGTACAACACTTTGCAGGAAGCGGCAGAAGTAAGGAAACAGGCAGAAGAACATACACACAAGGAATTCCTAAAATGGTACCGTGAGGAATATTCTTGACATTATATGGAATTTGGTGTAATATTTGCTTATTAATAGTAACGCATGGCGTTTAAAAATTATAAAAAAGAGGTAGCAGAATTTTTGCTATCTCTTTTTGCATATAGTGGATCGAAGAGTACAGGAAGAATTAGGTATAGTCCGGATATTGTTCCTAATAAATTCGCCAATCAAGTAACTAATAACAAATGACCTCCCTCTACTCAAAAGGATAGCAACCCTATGCTATCCTTTTTCTTACACTCCTTAACGTATCCGCTGTAGATTGCGCATAATACTGTCCAGTAACCGCCGGGTCCGCATGTCCCAGTACTTCCTGGATAATTCCAATGTCTGCGCCCCGGTTCTTTAACTCCATCCCCAGTGTCTTGCGCATCTTATGTGGATAAACTCTGCATTTCATGTCCATCCTGTTGGCTATAGTCTTTAATTCCGTTCGAATCCCACATGTGCTTAATCTTCCGTATGGTTGTTTCTCCCAGGCAAATAGTGCCGGGTTATTATCGTGTCTGCCGGAAAGGTACTTCTTTAGATAATACCTGGCTGCTTCGTTTAAATAAACTGTCCTGTATCTCCCACTCTTTTCTCCCAGGATTAAAATATCTCCTGTGGCCCAGTCTATATCCACCTGGTTAATCGGCACCACTTCCCCTACTCTGCAGCCGGTGCTCCGCAGCACTTCCAATAATGCTCGGTCCCGATCTGTCTTGCACCCTTCCCGCAGGATCTCCAATTCTTCCGGCTTAAAGTAATCTATCGGCTTCCGGATCTCCTTTAATGGCTCTATGCTCTCCACCGGATTATCCAGGATTAATTTATTCTTTCGCATCCAGGAGAAGAAGGCCGCCAGGAACCGGCGCTCATTGTTTACTGTGCTTGCTTGGTTCCTGTATCCGGTTGTAGACTCATTCCGGCGTTCGTACCATCGAAGGTAATAACCTATGTCCAGATCCGTCATTTCGGTTAACGGTTTGTCTACCTGCAGAAGTAAGTTCCGGATTGCACTTATGTAAGATCTCTTTGTGGTGTCCTTTATATTATTTTTCTTAATAATAAATAGCTGCATGATGTACTTATTCTGCTCGTCCACACTTCTTTTTATTTCTGCCGGAAGTGTTGCGACCTGAGATATGTTAAGCTTTACAAACTCCGAATCTAATACTTCTTCCAGGTAAATTAATTGCTCCTTCCCTACGTGTTTTGACATTTCTACCAATATCCTGTCTTTGACCTTAATCTTTATATTTTGCTCGTTCATACATCCTCCCTTGCTTAAGGAAAGATTTTATAGTATAATATCCTTAAGCGTTGTAGCGGCAGATATCATCTTGGTGGGTGGTCTGCCGCTTTTATTTTTGCATGTTACTTAACGAATTTCAGTTTTGTTGTGTAACGTTATGTATCGTTACGCACACAAATAATCATCCAGAGCCTTCCGGATTACCCAAGAAATAGATCTATCTTCCTTCTGGCAATGCTCCAGCAGCCTTTTCATTTGTTCTGGATCCACACTGATATTCTGGCGGATAAATTTATCCTCTTTATCTTTCTTTGGTCTTGGCATATCCCTTCTTCTCCTTTCGTTGTGTGCCTTTACACAAAATATTTGGTATTTCAGTTTAATGAATTAAAACCCGTTCCATATTTTTTCACCCCGGTACATAAAATGCTCTGCGTCTTCGCACTCTTCCGGAACTAACTCTGCAATCCGTTTCCGGGATCGGGATATATATAGCTTACTATTAATCTTAGTATTTGGTTGCTCCCGCTCCAACATATTGTCAAACTCAATCAGATCCTCATACTGAGATAAATCGTTTTTCTTTATATATTGGAAAAAATAGTTCCTGTGAAACGGGCAAAATGTACACGCACTTGCCTTTGTCTCTAACCCCCATATATCCCGTATATAAGCATAATTATCTTTACGTTCTAAATTCATTTCTACCAATGGAAACTTATTTACGAACATTTTGTGTGGGTTCTCAGAGCACCGTTTTTCTTCTTCCTTCGAAAAACCCAGGTGCATTTCATGGGCTTTAAGATCCTCCGTCTTTGTTCGTTTCCCCTTCTTATAACCTAAAAGATTCCATCTCACAAAATTTTGCATTAAAGCAATTTTATAATCCAATGTACAATTACGCATCATCTTACCCTTTTTACCAGTTTCATCTACTGACCAAAACGGTATTGATACAACTCGCTTTTTCCCAAAATCGTTCATATAGTCTTCAAACAGGTTGCTTTTAAGAATATAAAACGGTATTTCAGCCCATTCACAAGCCTGTTGGATGAAATACACCTGATTCATTACCCAACTCGGTTCAAGCCCTAGATCGCAAAATAGAATAGCGTCATAGATCGGTACTTGATTGGTATATTGGAAATCAAATTTTCTGCATCTACCCTCATGTAGCAATTTGTTTGCGCATGACATTAACGCAAGTGCTGTACTTTGCATTCCTGCGCCGCAACTTAATATCTTCAATATTTTTAGCAGGAGAAAACATGTTTTAATGAGCGCTCAACTCTTTCCCCTTTCTTAGTTAAATTTTAATTTTAACACTAAGCACCTCTATATTTCCGTTTACATTTTAAATAAAAATGTTGCTCCCTTTTCCCTGAATATTGCCTTTTTCACAATCGGTTCTATTTTTTCCATGAACTCAATATTTGCCATTGCTATTTTTATCTGATCCTGTACAGAAAGGCTTTTCGTATTTTCCGGATCTGATAACCACGCGGCAATTTGATCCCGCTCATATTCTGTCATTTTTTTAGCCCTCCATAATAATTTCCGTCCACACATAGGACATCTATGAAATATTATTGTTTCAACCTCTCCAGAATTTCAATATTGGGTTTAAATGGATCGTGTATTTTCCATGCAACAACATTAACAATTTTTTCAAGCCGCTTATCCATCCACTTATAACCATCATAATATCCAATTTTATATTCTAAAGTGTCCGTCATGTATGCAATCTCCATGCATTTCATATAGATTGCCCGACTGTTCGATCCTAGATATTCTTTTCGGACTGGAAGCCGCTCTGATACAGGCACCCATCTTAAAGACTCTATTACTTCATCTAATAGCCACACAGAGCGTAACAATTCGTCATGAGTCATATTTGCCCGCTCTTCCTTTGTTGGTTTTGGCGTTCTTGGCATTATTCTATACCTCCTTGTCTAAATTTCAATTCATCGCAGAATGTGCCATCAGAACAATCGCAATTATGGCAGCAATCTTTTTTGCAATGCTCTGGTTCACAGTTATTGCATCCCTGTCTACTGGCCATATTTACGTCCTTATTTTCCACTATATTTTCGCTTGTTCCATCCAGGGTTACATTGCTGTTCTTACTGGCAGCACATAGTGCCATAACCAGCGCCCCGGCAAATCCACCTGCTATAAAGCTTATAATGCATCCGATCATATTATTTACCTTCCTCTCTAACGATTACGTAGCCCGTTAACCGGATCGCTCTGGATTTCTTTGGCTCTCCATCTATCAGCCCCTGGCCTTTTAACCGCTCCAAATATTCCGGTACATTACTTTGTGATTTTAATCCGATTCCGGATGCAATCTCCCGGACAGACGGCGGATACATATGCCGGCTTATATATTGCACCAGATACTGATAAATCTTTTCCTCCGGCTTTTCCATACCTTGATACCTGCGTTTCCGGTATTCCCTCTGTTTCTCCCGGAACACCTCCGGATAATTGTCCCGCCGCCGGCGCTTAAGCATAGCGTGAATATCCTTGTCATCCATATCACAATCATTGCGGTCACAATGTATACAGTCTGGATACCTACAATTATTTGCAACTGACATTAATTTCCCTCCCTATTCAAATGATTATTGAAAAGGAACTTCTTCATTTTCATCTAGTTCCATAAAATCTGAATCTTCCATTTTAAATGCTTCCAAATTGCATATCTGGTTAAGAATTTTCAGATCTAAAACATAACATTTTTGTCGTATAATAGTATCATTACCATCCTTAAAATTGCGTACTAAGTAATCTTTATAATATGGTTCTTTACGTAATTGTTTTGTGAATTGTCTGTTGGAAAGCTTTTCAATATCAGTTATGTCATACTCTCTAACATATTTAGAGAATTCATCATAAATCAGATTAATTCTCAAGCATAATTCACATTCTTTTATAATATAATCACGACCATCGTGAATTCTATTTTTAAGTGCCATAGTATCAAACACCTGTAAAATGAGGTCAACAGCACTATTTACTTTACTATTTCCGTCAAGCGCATTTGTTGTATTTCCGACCAAGGACCGTTTTACTAATTCCCTGGAGACCCCTGTCGATTCATAAAAATTCAAATGATAAGATTCAAACAAATCTTGAAGAAAATTTAAACCAAGGTTAATATTCGACATCCCCAGAATAACTCTACTTTCGAAATCCAAATCATCAAATATTTTGCTCTTTGCAATCAACGCATCCAGATCACTATCCGGAATATTCATTGTAAACATCAGAAGGGCTTTTCCTAGTTTATTAAGAATCTTTTCATTTTTAGCTAACGATCTAAAGTGTTTAGTATGCTCCTGCATCCGGTCGCTCTTAGCAAACTGCACATCAATAATACGTTCCTTTATGGCCGTTTCATCAAAACTGGACTCCCCTACAACTATAATGGGGCTTCTTCTCATGTAATTTACTACGCTTTGATCAGTGCGTCCTCTTTGACTGGTTTGGAAGTCATAGACGCTTCGTAAAGTTCCAGATATGAGGTCTAACTCAATTTTACTTAGTCTGTGAGGCTTATACTCTTCGAAGATAACCGGAAGCATGTTTGTGCTACTGGTGCTTTTTAGTGTGCTAAATTTTGTAAGTCCGGAACATCCAATACCGCTCCCAACCAATCCAAATATGGGCTGGATTATTTTTTCTAAAGTTTCTGATTTACCGGATCCGGCGCCACCCTCCAGCACTAAATGAGACAATTTTATTTTTCTTTGCCTTAATCGCTCTTTTAAAAAGCAAACACACACCCACCCGATGATATTTATGGTACGTTCATATGTATTAAAGCGGAATAAGTCTCCAGCTATTTCTTTGAGCTCTTTACCGGTTATCATATCTGTATCCGTTATTGTGGACTTTAAAGCTTCATTATCCTCTGTAATGGATACAATACTATCTATTTTATTTCCTTTTTTATCAATAGCATTTTCCGTACCTACATATGCCCAATCACTGCCAATTTTATATAATCCAGTAAAATTGATCCCCAAACAATGATTATAATCTCTATATTTATTGTTCATATATTCTTGTATATCCGCTAAATTTGATTCATTACCATCATAAACCATATCTATACCGGATATTTTTTTTATAGCCTTTTTAAACTGCTGCACACCGGAAAATGCTTGACTATCTAATTGCTGTATAAATACCCTTCCAGATTTTAATGTAAACTCAATGTCCAACAAATGTGAGCAGTCGCCCTGAATTGCATTAATTGGACGCATTGTAAAATTTGTAATCCTCTTAGGTTTTTGATCACCACGCATGAGTATATAACAATTGCCTGACTCGGCTATCGGATTTCCGGTTGTCTCTATGCTGTTCCCTGCCGAATCTCTCGGCTCATTATTTTTTCTACTCATTATGCACCTGCTTTTGGTCTGCTGCTCCCATATTTTTCTGTCCAATTTATATCCAATTCATCTTCTATTGCTAATAGCATCAGATTGCAAAATCTGCAATTATATTTTGCGCCAATTACTTTAGCATCAGATATGATATCTCCCCAGTATTCGTTGTCTTTGACCGGTGAAAAATACTTTTTATGAAACCGCCATAGATCCGTATAGAGATTTTTAACCATTTCTAAAGTTATGAAATCAAATTCTCTCATGAATTCCTGCCTGATTATTTCTGTCATGGAATTACACAAATTCGATTGATGAGTTTCATTTAAGCAATTAATATCCAGGATTAAGAGGCATATTGTATTCCTATTGGGCTTTACTTCCAAAAATTTTTTATGAATCTTCATAACTCCAGAATAAATATGATATGCCGCCTTCTCATTTATCGGAAAAATATTGGTGTGTTTAATATCGCTCACTGTATCGCCCTCCCCTTTTTATTATTGCAAGTCTTATTAAATAATCTGTCCCATTCATGCTGCAGAACAGGCAACTTATTGCATACATAGCAGAACATTTCGCTAAACGGCCTAACATTGCTTTTTATATATTCATAATAATGTATCTTATTCGCTAATGCAGATAATAGCATGTACTCAAGTTTCTGAACTTCGTATGTCGCTTTTCGGTCATTAATCCTTTTATTCATTTTCTCAATATCTGATTTTGATATCATCTCAGAATTTGTTAATGGAATATTGAAAGATTTAGCCACATAATTAACAGATTCCTCAAAGGTAATGTTTAAATACTCCATAGTGAAGTTAAATATGTCTCCACCTGCGCCGCAGGCCCTACAATAATAACCATCATTCTCTAAATAACCATTGAATATCTGCATGCTAGGTGATTTATCATTATGGAATGGACATATAGCATAATTTTTTTGATTAATAAACATATTGAAATGCTCCATTAACATTGACATATTTACGTATGATTTTACTAATCCAATATCATCTTCCTTAATCATTGTCCGCCTCCTTATAAATATTTTTCAATTTCCATTAACTTTCTTTATTTTAATTACATCCTCTATGCATTCTTTTCTCACCCATGTCACCAAACAACAATTCTACAATTTTCTCACCCGTATGATTCTTATCGCAGAATTCCCAGACTATACCGTACTTTTCACTCATAGAGCGCATGGATTTTGCTAATTCTGCGCCAGTAGTTGGCCCTCTTGTAATTTTTGCCCCATGTAATTTAAGCTCAGCTAATTCAGATTGGAAATCCGCATCACGAGGAATTGACCATTCTTTTCTAACCATTTTTTCGTATTGATATCGCCTTGGATTTTTCCAATTTGCAACATCATCGATAGATTTAACATAGCGGCTATGCTCAACAAGAACAACAAATTTTATATTGTTAATCTGAGCGAGTATTGCTTCATCTCGGAATCTGCTGTGTGATTTACCGCAAATATTTGAACAAACTTCTCCAAGACCTTGCTTGGTATCTATCGTAACTGCGGTTACTCCCAATAGATCCATTTTTTTTAGTTTGTCTCCCCTGCGACCAATGACTTCTTCCACATCGCCTGTTACTGCTATGTAGTCACCTACCGGCAAAGGGAGGTCTATCAGGTTATACCCATTGCATCTAAGCCAATTATGTTTAATCTCATGCTTATTTGCCTTTTGTGCCCGGTCATAAGCTATCTTATACATCTGAATCACCCACCCTATGTTTGTACTCCCTGTTGGGATCCTGAAGATACTCTTCTGTTTTTATCTGATCGGATAGTAAACCTCTGAGATTTTTTAAAACTACTTTATTTTTTTCGTTTGAAGAAAATCTGTGAATTTTCTCATATAGAACTGCATTGTCTTTATGTTTTCTACGTTCCATTCGCTCTCTGTGCCATCTAGTAATAAGCTTATTTCGAACATCGTAATTTGTTTCTTTTTCCATGTCGTGTACCCAGGTAAGTGTTTTATCATCAAACTTATTTGCTATTTTCATTGATTCTAAATACTCGGGATGACTCTTATTTAATAAATCTACAAAATCTGAAATAATTTCTGATGGCATCCTCTCTTGCTGTCTTCTCATTTAGTCACCACCTTATTAGTTGAAGGGCAATTCTTCATTAATGCCGTCTGGAATGTTCATGAATCCATCTTTAGATGTCGATGTTGATGAAGAAGTTGCTACTTCATTGTTAGCATTAGAATTTTGTTTTCCCTCACAGAACTCCTGGTCTTCAACAATGACATCCGTAGTATAAATTTTCTGACCATCTTTATTAGTGTAACTTCCTGTTTGTATCCGACCTGTTACAGCAATTTTCATGCCTTGTTTAAAATACTTTTCTGCGAATTGAGCAGATTTCCCAAATGTCATACATCCAATAAAATCTGCTGCCGGATCCCCATCGCGTTTGAATTTACGATCAACAGCTAATGTATATCTAGCAATAGCTATAGAATTATCTCCTGATGAGTATCGTACATCTGGATCCCGTGTTAATCGTCCCATTAAAATTACTTTATTGATAAGCCATTCCTCCTTTTTTTTGAAAATCTTTACATTTTGCATTTAAAGTACATTTCGGATAATTCCAAATGTCCTCTGTTATAATTGCATTTTCACATCCAAGGCAATAAGGGGAACTTACTCTATCCTCACTTAATTCATTTTCTAACTCTTTAATGCGTAATGACAAACGATCATTTTCAATCATATAATTATTAATTTCTTTTTTAAGATTAGCTATCTGTATCTTATATTTTTTGAATAACATCTTTCCTCCGTTCCTCCCCTGCAAGTTAAAGCAGAGGAAATATTAATCTATGTGTATCTTTATCGGCCCCATGCATTGAGCCTTGTATATGAATTTAACTAGTCAAAATTATTTTATTACTACCAGAAAAAACAGCTAATCACAAATGCCAAGACAAAAGCATTTATATTGTTGCTATTGTGGTATAAACTCCCACATATATAAAAATATTTTTAAACATTATCTTCTCCTAAAACGGGCACAGATCCAAATTAATTTCAAGCCCTTTGTTAGCCACGTATACTGGGCAATTAACAACATTTACTACATCAGATATAAATTGTTCAGGGTCAGCATTATTCTCGCTTAAATGAAGTAATACAACGTTTTTTAGCCCCGTATTATTATTTACTTTTAGAAATTCACATGCTGTTCCTATTTCCATATGGCCAGAAAGAACGTGATTTCTTTTAACATAGTCTTGTCCGGCAGCTTCCATTATTCGATTTGAATAATTTGCTTCTACCAAAATGTGATTCAAATTCTTAAATCTATATGCTATATAACTTGTATCTGTACAAAATAATAATCTTCCCATGTCTGGATGACTAATAAGAAACCCATAGCACTCAACATCATGTACTACTTCAAATGGAATTATTGTAAAATTGCTTTTCAAAGGAATCCTAATCTGATGGATAAGTGCGCCGGCAAAATTTCCTGTTTCCGCTAAAGTTTCTAATAAATCGCTTGGAATAAACACATTCATCCCCGCTTTTGCAAATTCCTTTATATACTTGCTATGGTCCCCGTGGGAATGGCTCGTAACCACTCCCACAATCTTACTAATATTAAAATCAAGGGCAATTTTTACATCCTTGAAAGGTACTCCTGCCTCAATTATGAGTGCTTCGTTGGCATTCTCCAATATGTAGCAGTTTCCTGAAGATCCACTCCCCAAAACCTTAAGAACCATATCGCTACCTCATCCAATCAGGCTGCTCAGCAGATTCCTTTTCCTGTTCTGGCTCATTGTCATTGGATTCTGAATTATCTATGCTATTGATATCAGGTGCTGGTTTTGGATCTTCTACTACTTCTTCGAAGTCAATTGCATTGGCATTCTTCTGTATATCGTAGGCAACATTTTCAGCCACTACATCGACATGATCATCATTATCTTTGGTTGATTCAAAACTTTCCAGCAGATATGCATCATCGCTTGAGTTAATAAAATTCTTGCACGCCCGATTGATAACTGTCTTCTTTGCCATCTGGTCTGCAAATTCTCCATGTATACCCTGTCCTTCTTTATAATTCCGGCTCTTACTCCAAGCCTTTTTTAACTGAGCGATATTCATTATTTCCACATAAGGATTGATTTTGGGGTGTTCAACCACAGCATACGCCCCGATAATCTTGTCGCTGTCAATATTCATAAAATCTTGTGTATGCTCATCAATGACTTTATAGCCATTTTCAATATGATATTTAAACACATCTCCCTCGTAAATAACCTCCGCCCTAATATCTTTGGCCCCAACACGTTTTGCAACAGCCATGGTCCCTTGATAAGATCGCATCAGTGTTAATTTCCCCGCAAAAGGTACGAAATAACATTGTTTCTTCATTGGGTTCAATGCCTGCACTGCCATGTCCATCAAAGAACTTGCTATGGATTGTTTTGAGCAAATATCCAGCGCCCTTTCTTCAATCCAATCGTTACCTTTTTTCTTTTTAACGGTTACATCCTGTAGTATGAGGTACGCACTATTTAGGGCATTAGTAAAATTATAGTTATCCGGAAAAGAAAGACCATATTTTTGCTTTTCTGTAAGCTGTGCTGTAAGCTGATCAATGAAATTATTATTAACCGCCAGATCCATTGGAGTTGTTGCAGAAACCTGAGTATTATTTTTTTGCATAAATTTATTTCCTCCTATAATTCATCTATAATATTATTAAGTGCCTCGCAGATAACATCGGAATCGCCTTCCAGATCGTAACTATCAATGCCCGTATAATCTGCTATTTTCTCGGCCTGTTCTGCCGTTATTGTGAACGTAATACCTTCCATCATGCTGATACCTCCTCTAAAATACCCAAAATTACTTTAATTTTATCTGCGCCGTAAGTTATTACCCAAGCAGAATCTACCGGTTCATCCACCACCATACCCTTTTTTGAAGTATCGATCTGTACAATATCGCCTGGATGAACTTCTATAGGGCTTTTAAATGTATAGGACCGACCACACGGCTCTCCATTTTTCAAATATTTAACTTTAAATAATTGCATCTACGCCACCTCCAATTTCAAAACTGGATCTTCGGTCACTTTCAGCAACACAAGCTGACAATCCATGTTAGGAATACGATCATCATTGATTGACTCTGCCCGATCAAGAAATACTGGAAGATTTATTCCAAAGAATTTTTGCAATGAATCACATATATCCAACTCTGCAATAATTTCACGACCGGTATTAGTGGATTCTCCAAATCTTTTCCCATCAACCAGAGGAATACAGCATTCCTTATATTCACCATTTTTCTGATAGGCAAAGAGTTCCCACCGAACAACCGTAAACTTGCTATTAATTTCCCCGACTAACAATTCATTCTTTTTCTTGGATACCAGTGACAACTGGTACAAGATTTTCTCAGAATCCGCCTTTGCCTGCTCATATTCTCGTTGCTTCTGCTGCAATACGGTGATCTGCTCGTCTATGTCAACATTGTTAGATGCTTTTGCAATTTGTGCCTGCACGATTTCTAATTCTTCATTGAGCTGCCTTATCTCTGCTTTTATGGCGTTTGAATAGTCAGCTCCGGACTCCATGGCTTTCAATGCTTCTTCCATTGAATGAAGTTTCAAACAAAGTGCCTCATACTCTTGGTTATCAGAAAGATCCGGATCATTTTGAAGTGTTGACAACTTTTCTAATGCCTTTGTTTTTTGACCATTAAATCGAATCTTCTCCGCTTTATACTGCTCAATTTCCAGTTCAATGTCCTTGATCGTTTTGGTGTCTTGCTCAATAGTATTTTTTAATTCCATTCCCATTGAAGAAATAATTTCAATTTTTGACTGTTTTTCTATCCGAAATGTCTTTTTTGAATCCTCTTTTTTCTGATGAAATTCTGCTCTAATCTGGTCGATATGTTCTTCCGGATACGTCTGACCGCAATTCGGACAAATTGTGGACTCTTCGTCAAATATCCATTTAGACTCATCAAATTCAGTTGATACAGCCTCTTGATATTCTTTAACGAGTTTTCTCCTTTCTGTCTCATTTCGGACAATATTGGCCTTTAACTTTTCAATATCCATAATGGCCATTTTGTGTTTTCTCTCTGCGGAATCAAATTCCATATCCGCAGCATCGGCAATATCTTGGTATTTTTTTCTTTCAAAATGAAGTTCTTCACATGCTTTTCTATTTATATCATTTATTTCGAACTGTACCTGCAATAATTCAGTGGAAGCTTTTTTATACTTTTCTGAAGCCAAATTCCCATTCTCAACCAAAGATTGCTTCTCAGATATTTGTTCCTTTAAACAATTTGACTGAAGTTCTAATTCAGCAATATCATAATCAACTTTAGCCTTTTCAAGTCCTATGATCTGGTTAGGAATCGCTTTTACCTGTTCTTCTGCCTTCTTCTTGGAAGCCTTGTGCATTGCTTCAATCTCATTAAATTTATACTTATCCAAAAGAGCTGCTATTTCAGCGCAACCTTCTGTTAACGTTGCCACTTCCTTATCCGATTTGGATTCAGCCATTTCAAACAATACTTTACGCATATCATTTACCTTTTGGCTCGTAAAAACATCTGGGTGACTCAATGGGAGAAATTTATCAAAATTAATTCCCATCTCTTCCAAATATGCTTTAAAATCACGCTCTGTTTTAGGTACACTGTTAATCTCATAGGTATTTGTAAGAGTAACCTTGGATACCCCTCTGGAATCTGGCTTGGATACTGCCCTCTTTTGCTGTTTAGATACCAGAGTTTCTATCCCGTTTATATCTAATACAGCTTCAACTTTTGGTATGCATTCTTCTATATCATACGGCCTAACATTAGGATTGCTATGCAATTCATAATCCTTATCCGACCATAACCAATACCAGGCGGTTGCAATGCTTGTCTTACCGATGCCATTCATGGCCATAATTTTTGTGATATTGCCAAATTTATATACTGCTTCCTTGATCCCTTTAAAATCTGTTATACGAAGTTCCTTTATCTGCATTTTACTTCCCCTTTCTCCATTTCAATGCCAAATGCCACGTCAGTTTCTATTGAATCCATCAAAATCAATATTTGTGTTGGTGTATATGGAGGAGTAGACCTCCAGGTCTGCTTTACCATTTGTTGCTTCAGCTCCAACCACATTTCATGATATTTATTCATTGCAATTTCCTTTCCAGTGATGTATAATCAATTTGAGTTTATTTGTTAGTTCCGCTTACTTTGGTCGGTTGCGGAACTTTTTTAATTGCTGGAAATTTTGATACGTTTTTCAAAATTCCTGTTTTCTTATGTATGACTTTCAAATAGAAATCTGTTTCTGAAACATACATATAATCGTGCCAATTATATCCGCCATCCATCAGGATCTGCTTCTGCACCCTTGTGAGTTTCTTTGGTTGTTTCATGGCTTCTCCTCCCATAAATCCAATTCCTGAAGGCAATACTTATATGCAATGCCTATAGGACGCGTAAATACATTCTGAGATAATGCAATTGCTTTTTTCTTTAATTCCTTAACCTTTGCGGAATCAACAAATTTAATTTCTGTAATCTCATCGCTATTTTTCATATTATATTCAACCGGCTTTATAATGAAATAAATTAGCACTGAAAACCACGATACAGTCAAAACCATTTCCGGGACTGTTAAAAATGTCATGAATCCAATTTGAACAGTTTCTATTATTGTCGTAGCCGCCAATACACTAATAATTTTATTTTTTAGCAACCGTGTTACTCCTTTCCACTTAGTTTCCTCGGACTGAAAATCATATCTAATACAGTTTTATGCAGATAGTTTTTCTGTGCATCTTTATGCACTTTACATGGATTTTTGCAATAACCTTTCCTGCGACATAAACTGCATCTACCTTCTTCCTTCCATTGTTCGTCAGTCATCTCTTTCCACCTCTGTAAATTTATAATTTTGTCTTCCTGGATCTCACTTGGTTGTTTACCAAGAGTATTAATACGCTCTAACTGCCGGTCTAATTTCTGATTAATAATTTCAGAAATATCATCTTCCTTAACACCCAGTAGTTCTTTCATCTGGCAAATCATAATGCTAACATCTGCTATTTCTTCTATAACATTTTCGTGCGCTTGAGCAATTTCTATACCATTCCCTCCGAAGGTCTTCTTTCGCCAAAGCTTATTGATTGCCTGGGTAAGCTCTGCCATTTCTTCAATACACTGACGGCTTTGCGGCTCGTATCCATACCATTCAGCAATCAGTTTCATCTTTTTTTCATCTATAATTACCGGTTTATATGTAGATGCTTCATCAGGTGTGTTTTGCAATTCTGCTTTGATCCAATCGCAAATAGCGTCAATCGCATCATTTAAGTTTGCTGACTGTTGTTCTTCTTTCTCTCTGACTTCATCAAGATATTGGTAAGTATCTGTTTTCAGTTTTATTGTCGCAATCATTATATTGCTAAATACATCGTCTCTTTCAATTTCCAAACTCATTACGCCTTCCAGCTCAATACCGTTTAGATAAACATTTCTGTTGTTATCTATTCTTAACTTGTTCAATGCTGTTCTCCTTCCGACTGATCGTCCAATGGTTTACTGGTTATCCGAATATCATTTTCTTTATATCTTCTTTCCCTGACTGCTTCCGCATTGGCTTTTCTTTTTCGCCAGTTACCGGCTGTTCCTTCCTATAGAATTGACTCATAGGTATTCTTATGACTCTCCCGGTCCTCGCTGCAGTTTCGACTACGCCCTCTTTTATCAGGTCATAAATGTGATTCCGGGAACATTTCATTTTTTCTGCTACTTCTTCGGGGGTGAAGAAACCATCGTCTGCTCTGGCTTTTAGGTATTCTATGGCTTCTTGAAGCCTCTTGTTTTCTTCCTCTAACAGGGAAATTCTTTCTTCGATTCCCACGTTTATCTCCTTTCTTCATTGCTATTTCCTGCCATTTTTCATATAATATTGCTACAGGCTGCTCCAGCAGCTGAGTACATATGAAAGGAGTGAATCTCATATATGGAACTTTCTGTAATTATAAATATTGTGCTTTGTATATTATCTTTTTTACTTGCCGCCATATCAATTATTTTTGTTATCATAACTATTCGTCAGAACAATAGATTAATGGACCAAAATAATAAATTAATAGATCAAAATAATCGTATGATAGAGAACTCGACTCGCCCTTATATAATTATGTATGGTTTAAATTTGAACTTTGGCACACCCTTATACCATTTAATATTAAAAAATTTTGGGCAATCAGGTGCGATTATACATAATCTTTCTTGCAATTATGATTTATTGAAATTTTCCAAGCGATCCGATACGAATTTAGCACCATTTTCTAACATGGAGAATACATTTTTAGCACCAGGCCAGTCAATATCATCTGCAATTGATTGGAAAAAAGCAGTAAAAGAAACATCTTTATTGAATTTCACAATCGAGTATTCATGCAATGGTAAATCATACAAAGAAGTTTGTCCTGTTAATTTAAACTCTTCCAATGGGAACACTATTAGCAAATGCGACAAAGAAAATGATAATATCCATAATATTTCTTATGCTATCCAAGAATATGTGGTTCGGAACTCATGAGCATAAATTTAGATCCCATTCTTTTAACGACCTCTGATAATGTAAACTCACACGCAGTGTATGTCTGATATTCTTTAGGAAGGCTATTTCTCAATGCATTCATTACATTTGGAATAGCCTTTTCAATATCTTCTTCCAGGACTACGCTCCCATCTTTTAAACAATATTCACCCATTATTTGCTACCTCCAGTCTTTTATGTTCTTCTAACCAGCTTGTCTATTTCTGCTATTTGCCAACTAATAAGCACCCTGAATGTCCTAAATGCGGAAGAACTACCTGGATGAAGTATTAAAAAACTCATCAACTCTTTTATCGTAGTGGTCGTTTTTGACACCTTGCTCATTATCGACCGCCTCAATAATAAAATGTTTACTCCAGTATGTTCGTCCTGATTTCATTATGATTAGTCCTAGATATTTCTTATTATCCTTTTCGTAAAACGTATACAATAATCTGGGCTTAATTGTTGTTTTTAACTTGATTATCCAGTGCCTTATCATAGCTGCCGATTTGCTTTTTAGTTTCATGGTTGTTTGCCTTTCTTAACTTGCTTTCCACAATCCCATCTGTGAATTTGTATCTTCAACCTGCCCTGCTAAAATCAGGGGCAACTCATAGATTTCGATTATATTAACTGCCTTCTCACATTGGCTGCGTTTAATAGCTTTGTAAGATGTAACGCCAAATTGTCTTTTAAGTTCACCATAGATATCGGCGTATACTTTGCTTCTTAAAGATCTGTCCTTATAAGCTTCTGAATCTTTACCGCCAAGACACTGAATGCCTTTACGTCTTACTGCTCCTGTGATCTTACATTCCTCTATACCGAGGATTGGCATGTCCTGTTTAAATTCCTGCAGGTCCTTGTCTATGGAAGAAACTCTTTCGTCTATCTCTCCAATTGCCTGCAATTGTAATTTTATTTGCTCTGTGGCTGTGAGGGGCTTTCTCTTATTGAAGTAGTTGCTTACCAGTTGGCGCTGTACGGTCCATGCTAGATCATCAGTGAATGATTTCACCAGCATCAGGTAGCCTTGTTCTGTAAAAACTATTAATCCCCTATTTGGAATTTCTAAAGTACGAATATCGTACTTTTCAACATCTGATGGTTTTATAAGGAAATAATCTTCATCTTCAATTAAATGTTTTGCATTGGTGTTAAAATTCCTCTTTGCAGTTCCTTCTGGTCTTTCATGCACCAGATCAATATCTTTAAAAGTTACTACTCTTCGACCTCTAAATTCCTTTTCTGAAATCTCTTGATTTCCAATTTTGATTAGGCTGTTCATGTTTTTCTCCTTTTCTAGCTAGTCATTTTATGGTCCTCATTATTAATGGGCTTAAAAATAGTTTTTCCGATAATAATACCTTGCCTCACCCTTTCCCTCTCTTCCGGTGAAAGTTGTATTAATAGCGAAGCTAATGACATAATATCTTTCTTTTTGTCCTTTAATGTATTCATTTTCTCACCTCCTTGTTTGTTAAGGACATATTATCACACTCTTTAGTCCTTGTCAAACACTATTTTATTTTATTTTTGTCCTTGACAAACATAAATATATTTGTTACTCTTTCTATTAAGGAGGTGTAAAAAATGGACGCAGTTGATAGAATAAAACTTTTAAGAGGAAAAGACTTCTATAATCTAAATCAGATGCAATTCGCTAATCATATAGGCATATCACGTTCTAATTTAGCCAATATAGAAACACGTAAAGTAAAGCTTACAGAAAGAGTCGCTAAAGATATATGCAAGGAATTTAAAATAAACTATCTATGGCTACTTGAAGGAAGGGGAGAGCCTTTTACTGAAACCCCTAACGATATATTCGATGAAATAAAAAAAGAATATAATTTAAATGATAATGATATTGATTTATTGAAAGAATATTCTGAGATGTCGCATGATGAAAGAAACAGCTTAAGAGAATATATAAAATCTTTGATACGAACAAAAAAAGCAGGGGATTAATTCCCCCTGCCAACAAATAGATTATTTATATAGTTATAGATACGCTTTAAAATTGCATTACTCTTTATGAGTTTTAGCAAATCAATTATTAATGTTATATATTCTTCATTACTCATATGTATGCCCTCCTTGATTTGGATGCAAAAACCCGAAATTCCTATGTAATTATAATACTACTGGCATTCGATTTTTGCAATAGTTTTTCGAACATAAGTTCTTATTTTATTATTTTTTAGGAGGCGCGCCTTTAATATGATTTGATTATAGTATATAATTCGACAATTGAAAATGTCAAAATATGGAAATAAATATATGTAAAGTGCCCATGTTTACATATATTTGTACATTGTTTATACCGGCTATCCAATTATTATTAATAATTTACAGTTTCGCGCAAACTTTCCTGGTTTTCGCGCAAAGACCAACCAAAGTGCTTATATATATTTTTGTTAAAAATCACTAACACCTAATATCAGAAAAGAGGGTGATTTACAAATGATTCATATAGCTGTGGTTGACGATGAGCATATATTCAGGGATGTAATAAGCAAGATAATAAATAAGAAAATGCAAGACCTTGAAATACCATGCGAGATTCATGAATTAAGTAATGCCAAAAGCTTGATAAGTCTCGTGGAGTCCACCCCAATCAGCTTAATATTTCTTGACATAGACATGCCGGGATTCAATGGTCTTGAGGCGGGCGAATATTTGTTTAAGAATAAGCATAATAGGGAAATTGTTTATGTATCAGGATTTGAAAACTATGTTTTTGACGCGCTTAAGTGTTATCCATTTAACTTTGTGCGAAAATCTCATATGCAGGATGAAATTCCAAAAACAATCGAAAATTTTATAGGAATTTATAATACTGATACCAAATTTATAAATATAAGGTCCGGATATAGGTCGTTACGAGTATTAGTGAAAGATATCTTATATATTTCAAAATCAGGTCGCAAGACATGCGTAATAATATTAAACGGTGATCCTATTTACACCTGGGAATCTATGTCTGAAATTGCAAAATCCTGCTTGGATGTAGGATTTACCAGAATATCAAAGGACAGAATTGTTAATTTAAAATATGTGGAAAGCTTAGACAAGGTAGAAGTAATGTTAAACAATGGGATAACCTTGCCGTTAAGTAAAGAATGGCTAGAATCATCAGTGCAACAATTTTTAGTCTATAGGAGAAAATAAATATGCCATGAGATAGAACACTGAGACATGCACATCGTAAACTGGCTGTAAAACTCATAAAATATTAATCAATAGGCATATGCCTTTGATAATAAAAAAACAAGAAAGAGGGAATGAATTATGAAACACATCAAACGAATTGCAGCTGTATTTATGTCTGCACTCACACTGTCGTTAGTTGTACCGGAGGCTATCCCGATGGTCGACAATGTTACTACTGCCCAGGCAGCTGTGAAAATCAGTAAAAAATCTTACAGAATGGTTAAGGGGTCTACTATCCAGCTAAAACTAACCGGCACTAAGAAAAAAGCAAAGTGGACAACCAGTAAGAGATCTGTCGCAACTGTTACTCAAAAAGGGAAGGTGACGGCAAAAAATAAAGGAGTCACTACAATCTCCGCCAAAATAGGGAAGAAGAAATACACTTGTAAAATAACAGTCGAATCTCCTAAACTGAGCAGTTCCAAGATTACACTTAATGTAGGAAATTCAGCTTCTCTAAAACTCAATGGCACAAAACAAAAAGTTAAATGGTTTTCCCGAAATACGTCCATTGCAACTTTTAGTAAAGGAAAAGTTAAAGGAATAAAATCTGGAAGTACAACAGTAATTGCCAAGGTTGGCGGGAAAAGTTATTCTTGCAAAGTAAATGTTAATGCAAAGCCTAATGTAACGCCACCAAGTAAGCCAGATAACAAAGATATGCTAATTGGTAGCTACACAGATACCGGTGATGGAACATTTACAATCTATACTGCTTCTGGTAATTCCCAAAATGGCAATGTGCCAATAAATTATATTAGCAAGAGCACATTTTTAAGTCAGATAGGCGCTAAAACTGTTGATTTCGATTATAATAAAACAAGCTACTTGTATATCGATAGATATTTACATTCAAAAAATCATTTTGGACGATCTCAAATGACACTTACATTGACTGGCAACAATCTTAATCCAGGGTTGCACAGAATCGAAGTTGTTCAATATGAGAATGATTCCCCAGATTCTAAGGTAATAACATATAAATCTGGATATTATAAGATTTCAATCAATTAATTAAAAGTAAAAAACCGCCCGGTATTGGCGTACCGAACGGCTTAAATGTTACTATACAGACCACGAAGGACCATATAATATACCATAGACAAGCATATTATATCATCTTTCCTAGCGTCTGTATAGGCGCTATTTTTATGTCAAAAAACAGGAGGATGAACAACATGAGCATACAAGAAAAAAAGTACTTATCTAAGAAAACAGGCAAAACCACTATTAAATTTTTTGCCAATGTATACGATGTCAGCACCAAACAACGTTTTACCGGACCCGTAAGATTGACGCGAAAGGAGGCAGTACACGATGAATCTGAAATCTTAAAGAAAATGGAAGACGGTTTAAGAATTGAAAAGAAAAATAAAAAAATGACTTTCGATCAGGCTGCCGCTTCCTGGCTGGATGCTACAGAAGGGCATTATGCAAATTCAACCCTCAAGACATACAAGAGATATTACAGTGATTATATACAAGATATTTTTGAGGGGCAGGCAGTAACCGGAATTACTTCTGTTCATATTCAGAATTATATAAATGTCATGAAAAAGAAGTACGGAGCTGAAACCGTGAATAAATGTATCAATATACTTTCCAACATCTTTAATTATTCCATTGATACCCTGAAGATAATTTCCCAAAATCCCTGCTGCCGGGTGAAACGGGCAAAGGTTGTTCTTCCGACAAAAACCACTTGGACGGATGAGCAATGTTTATACTTTTTAAAATTACCTGAGGTTCGCTTTTCTCATTTTTATGGGATGTTTGTACTATCGCTTATGACCGGCGCCCGCCCTGGCGAAGTATGCGGTGTTGCAGAGTCAGATCTTACGGAATCCGGAGAACTTACATTGCATAGAGGATTGGATAATGATCTGGTTGCTTCTGATATGAAGACATCTCAGAGCCACCGGGGGCTTACGCTACCCGATCCAATAGCAAAGGCCGTAGATCGTAGCTTACAGTGGAAAAAGGAGATGCAGTCAAAGCATCCTGAATTTGGAAATAATGACTTCTTATTTGTAAACGAAGATGGTAATCCAATAAAACCGGATACTTACTCAAAAGCATTCAGATCTATTTTAAGAAGACATAACGAAAAGATGGATAAATACTTGGATGCACACGGAAAACTTCCAAATGGCGGTGCTGTGCTTCCACAAATTGCCCTGTATGACTGCCGGCATAGCTTCGCCACCAACACTTTGAGTAACGATGAGCGACACGAGGTTATTGCACAGATTATGGGGAATAGTGTTAAGACTCTCTTATCCCGGTATGCGCATGTTGATACCAAAATGACAAGCAAAGCTTTAGAAAATTATTCGAAACACGTAGCAATGTAA